GTTGTAGTACCGCCAACTACCGCACCAACTTTTCCTGTAGCAGGATCAAAGGCAACAGCAGCGTCAATAGCAACAGCAGCGTTAGCTGTAGCCCAACATCGGCCTTTAGTTAAAACTGGAAGTTGATCTTTTTGAGCATAAAGGAAAGTACCATCTGCTGGAGTTTCTTTGGAACCATCAAAAACAGATAGTCCTAAAACAGCATCATCAGCAGCACATAAATCGAATTGACCTGCTGCTGTCCCAGCTTTTAAAGCTTTACCTAAGCCGATACCAGCAGCAGTCTCAACTAAACCAGAATCAACTTGTTTTAGTCCATATGGTTCGGCAATCATACCGACAAAACCATGAGCCGGAGTTTCGCTGTAAGATGTTTGTGCACTCATTTTTATACCTCTTTGTTTTATTATATTAAAAAATTAAATATTATTTTGACTTCCATAAGTTTTGATCACGTTCCCAAGCCTTTTTTCGAGCCTCAGCGTAACCATTAGAATCACTTGCTTCTTGTTTAGTAGCAATTGAATCGCCTAATGTTTTTTCTTCCATAGGCTTCTTATAGTTTTTAAGCGATATATCAAAACTTGCGCTGATATAATCATCTGATTTTGAATCTAGATTAACATCTAAATTTGTATTTGTATGTTTAATCACTTTTTCTTTTATCTCACGGTCAGATAAAGAAGAAACATCAGCACCATCTAATACATTTTTTGCTTTTGTTTCCAAATCAACTCTAACAGAAACAGCTTCATTAAAAGCCCTTTTCTGCTCAGCAGCTTCCTCTTCGTCTTTATTTAAATCAACTTTTGATTTTAAAGAATCAAGTTCAGCTTGCATAGTATCATTGTCTTTTTGTTTTTGGTCTAGGTTAGTTTTGAGTTCATTGATAGAACTCTCCATTTTTTCTAGAACATCAAAAACATCCTCATCTACCTTTAGAGCCTTCCCATCGGCAATGAAACTTTTCATCACTTCCCCTTTGTTTTCTGTTATAAAAAATCCATCACATTGGATGGGTATATCTTGATTGTCTAATAAAACTTTGCACTGAGCACCGCCACGAGCTCTATCTACTAAACTTAAATGATTGTATGCTATATTTCTTTGAATAGCATCGTATGCAATACCGTTCCATGTCCCAGGTGTTTCATCGAGTTCGCAAGTATAACCTAATGATAGCTCCCTACGTGAACCATCTTTAATTTGATTTATAGATTCATTATCATGAAAAGTAACCTGCTGTTGAACATAAGATTCTGGATCGTTTTCTATATTTACTTTCTTAGGCTTGTCACTTGTCATGCCTATCAAAAGTTCTTTAGCGTTATCAGTATTAACAAGTTCGCTTGGATGTAAGTTGGTGACAGGTAAACCCATCATTGAAGCCATAGAAGTTTCTGAAAAAACCTCGTCTGGATGCCTTAGCTGCCTAACCACCTTTACTTGTCCATTTGGATCTTTATCCATATAAACAAAAACACCAGTTCTGGTGAGGTTCGCTTTTATATTTAAAAAACCCGATGGCTGTAACGGAAGTTCATCTTGGTTGATGTTTACATAATCTATATTAATCATACTTAATCATCCTATTTCTACATAGTTAGATATTAACCTAATAATTTAGTGATGTAAATTTTTATGACTGATTAATGTTTGATTGTAGCCAGTCATTGATTGTATCTAAATGGAATATTCTTTTTTTACCTAATTTGATCGAAGGTATTTTGTCGGCACTAACCCAATTTAAAATAGTACCCTTACAGATTCCTAAAAGATCTGATATTTCATCGCAGTCTAAGTATTTATCATCCTTAATCGTAATCATATAATTAAATCCTGTTTATTATTCATCTAGTTCTGGATAAAAAGGTATCGCAACACAACGACAATTCCAAGGTTGTCCTGGTCTAGTGCCACTTGAACTAAAACTTGGATCTACTGCTTCATTGTATATCTTCCCATCAACCTCAACAGTACCCGACCAACTAAAAACAAGACCATCTAAATCAACATGAGTATCTCTGACTCTATCATCATTAGATGTTTGCCACCTATACAGCTCTACGCCACTAGAAACTTGTCTTTCTTTATTTAAAGTTCCAAGAGTCTCCATCACGGTGTTCCTAGAAATAAAAGCAGCTCTGTTCTTACTCATTCCTATATTTTTTATCAGGTTTTCGGCTACTGTTTCCCACCTTATACCCTCAATAACGCCCTTGTTAATTTCTTGGTTAATATTTTCTATAGTTGACCTGTTTAGGTTATCGATATAACTAGTCGTATCCTCAACAGCCTT